TCCGAACAGGTTTGCTTCGAACAGGTCTGCTCCGGACAGGTCTGCTTCGGACAGGTTTGCTTCGGACAGGTTTGCTCCTCGCAGGTCTGCTCCTCGCAGGATTGCTCTGTCGTCCTCGCACCATCCCTCTGATTCATCAAGCCAACGCTTGTGTCTTTCCAGTATTTCTTTTATTTCATCTGCTGTGTATTCTTTCATTCCTTATCACCTCTCATATCAGCACCGCAGTTAGAGCAGAAGTTTCCACCATCGGCACTTTCAAATCCGCACTTGTTACATTTTGGTTTTGTAAACATTGAGTCTATTGCGTCTTTTGGATTAAATATCCACTCCCCCTTTTGTAGCTCTGGTTCTACTAGTGGTGCATCCTCAATCAATTCAAGCATAGTGTCAAGGCTACACGTTATAGCCTTTGCCTCACTTCTATCCTTGCACTCGCAATCTGCAAGAAAAGATTGTATAAGTGCTTCTTTGCTTATTGTACCGCCACTTACTTCCATGACTGTTTCTCTGCTGATAGCGTCCTCACATACTAGCTTTGATTCTACTGATGGGAGGGATTCAATGGCTCTTATATGTCTTGCCCATGTATCATGCTCCGCCCACTCTTCATCTGTGTCGCGTGCTATGTCAGGCTCTTCACCAAGGGCTTTTATCGCCGCCTGTCTGCTGATACAATCGCACGCGTGCGTTTCCGTGTGTTTATCCGTGCGTTTATCAGATCTCCTTTCCGCTCCTGCGCAGAAAAACATGTCTCCTGCTTGCGCATGATACTGAATATCACAGTTTTGGTTGTGGCGGCAGTCTCTACATCTCACGACCTCTGGCTGTGCGGATGGTAACATCATCAATTCCGTCATTGCTTCAGCCTTGTCGATTAAAAACACATCATCTGATTCTGATATTGGTCTGACAATGGCGTTTATGTTCCTCAGCGCATCTGTCGCCGCCTGTCGGGATATGAGGTCTGATTCTAACTTGCTTTCCTGTTCCTTACAGGCTTCGGAATCCTCTGTAACTGTTGAATCTTCAACATCATCCAACTTGCCTGTAACTTGCTTTTCGCCGTAACTGCAATAGTGAGAATCTTTGTCTGTTACTTCATATCGTTCACAATAACCATACCCATCTACAAAATTGGCTCTTTTGGGATCAAACCACTTGCAATCTTTACAACGGACTATCTCTCTATCGTATGTCATCTTGTTGGGCTCACACCTGACTATGTATTCTTTCATTGTTCTTTTCCTCGCTTTCTTATATCATCTATATCGGCTCTTAATAATTCAAACTCCTGTTCAAGCCACATCTTTTCAATGCCCCTCCATCTTCTTCCGTCTGCATATCCTCTGTCATGTGCTTTGCGTATTTCTTTTTTATATCTCTTTTCCTCTGCCTTGCAATCAACTACTAAACTTCCAGTCATGATTAATATCGCAAAAATTACACCTGCACAAAACCCATATACCATTGATGTTACATCCACGCTACATCACCATCCTGCAGATCTTCTCCCACTCTTCTTCATGTATCTCTATACAATGCCCTTTATATATGACCGGCAACATCATATACAACAACGATTCGAATATTCTCATCTTGATCTCCTTTTGATTAAAATGGCATATCATCATCTTCAATTATATTCTTGCCATCCTCAACTTCATACTTCTGCACAACCAACTTTCTCTTTATTTCTCCGTCCTTGTTTTTGAACACAGCCTCAAATCCCTCAATGCTAACCATTGATCCATCTGCAATGTTTGCACCTTTAGGAAACTGCACTGGCTCATAGGATCTTATCCAATCTCCTTTCTGCCCATCAATATACTCCTGCGATGCGATACTTCTTGAATATACCGCCCTCCCATTAAACTCCTTGCGATATATCTTTGTCTTTCCTTTTACGTTCATTCTCTTACTCCTTTCTCAAAACATCTCATTTATTTTTTGCCGGATCTCATCAGGCATTTCTACTGCATCAACTTTTTTTCCTGGCTTAAAATCTGGATAACGCTTTGTCTTTTTTTCTTCTTTTGGCTTGTTGCGTCTTTCCCATGTTCTAACCGTCGCTTTCCAATCTTTCATCGGATTTCCGTTCGACAACTTCCATCCTTGCTGCGCATAATAATCAATAAACGCTTCTGGGTCTATGTGATTCTTTCGCTCATTACAATACTCTTTAACTTCTTCAATTGACGGAGGACAACTAATACTATTTTTTTTATTATTTATATTATCTATATTATTAGGTCTAATTTTTTGACCACCCCCAGTCAAATTTTTTGACCACCCCCAGTCAAAATTTTTGACTACTGGTAAAACTGATTTGTAAGAACAAAATTTTATTCCGTTACGATAACTTTCTGTTTTGTTTATCAATCCTTTATCTGACAACGACTTCAAAACATTGTGAACTGTTTGCTTTGTTGACCCTATCCACTCTGCAATGTATGATATTGACCCTGTGAAGTCCGATTCATCATCCTGACTAAATCCATAAATTAAAGCATACACCATCAATTCATTGCCCTTAAGATTTAATTCATTTCTCATGAATCCCATAATTGTTATATAATGCTCATTCTTCATTTTTCTCCCTCTTAACGCATGAATCAATATATCCAGATATGTCTGTACAATTATTCCACCAAATATATCCACAGTCCTGATACTTAAGTGTTGTATGTGCCTGCACAATTCTGATTCTATCACTCAACACTTCTCCGTTGAGAATACACCCTGTATCATAATTGACACCACTGCCAATTAACACACCATATATATTTTGTTCATCTTCATTTGTCGCTTTTGCGTATGCTGACATATACCTTGCAAGCTGTGATATATGTTTAGGCTCAATTGAAGAGAATTTTAATTCCACAATTATTATTTTTTCTATTGGATCTTCACCTTTAGTCAATCCTGCACACATCACATCTAAAATGTTTTTTGTTCCAATATGTACTTGATTATCAACAACACTTACATATTCTAAATCAAATGCAGTTTTTATAAAATCACACAACATCTCATCTTCACAAACATATTCTTCTAATTCTTTTTCATTTGTAATCATCTTCATTTCTCCTGATAAAATTAAAATCGGTAGCATTGAGAGGTACTGGCTCTCTTTGCTTACCGATTCTCCGGTTGGTACAATATTCTTTTCTGTCACGGCAGTACAGTCCAGTACACTGCACCAACCCCTGATATGATGAACATATCTCACGCATGAATATTGTACAATATATTCTGTCATTTATCAAGTGTTTCTTCCTGCATTTCCCCATTCCCTTGATATTTGTGCATCTAATATTCTGATCTTCAACTTCAGCGTGTTGATTGATTCCTGTGCAGTCTTGTACATGGCTTCAGCAACATCTCTTTTGAATCTCTTATCTGCAACTTCGGGTATTCCATATACTACCTGATTGATCAATGTTACTGGCATGTCCTGTGTTGTTCTTAACTGCAATGCATGCTGACGGAGACTGATCTTATAATCTCTTTCTGCTTCTGCCAGCTCCTTGCCATATCTCTTCATCTGTCCACCGGCAACTGTCAACTTGTTGCACATATCATTCAAATCATTTATTAAATCATATTCATTCATAGCCAATTCCTTCTTTTCGCTGAATATAAAGTGCTTGCACAAATTCCTGTTTTTTTGGATATTGCGAGGATACTGTGTCCTCGCTTGTACGGTATGTATTCCTTGAGCACATTTTCAACAACTTCTTTTGTTGCCACAGTTGGATGCGACCTATTCCCCCACCTGCCACAGCGGACAGAATGACACGAATTTTCGGATGCCGTACACCATTCAAGGTTCGACGCATTGTTGTTCAACGGGTTGTTGTCAATATGGTTTACAAACGGCTTTTCATCTGGGTTTTTTATAAATGCCGTTGCAACAAGCCTGTGAACTTTGTGTTTCTTGACTTTTCCGTCTTTGCACAAATCAACACGATAATATCCAGTTCCTGTTTTTAACTTTGATAAAATTTTACCACGGAGCATTCTCTTACTGTTTCCAGTTGCTAATCTGTCTAAACTACGGACTTCCCCTTCATCACTTATCTGGTAAAGCCCCTCATAGCCTTCAATGTCTTTCCAGACCATTTTAATCACCTCACAAATAATTTTTCCCGAATATCTGCATGAAAACATCTCTTGAATAAGTTTCTTCAAATTTCCTCTGTGCTTCTCTTTTGAGCATCAGATCTATTTCTGCATCGTTATGTGGTGTTCTGTGTGGACTATCTGCAATATGACGATCCCACTTAAGCCACACCCACAATCCATACTTCTCTGAATTATCTCTGTTGAATGCTCCAAAGATATGGTGGCGATGAAGTCCACCTGTGTCGCCAGTTATATAGCATTTCTTTTCATCTTGCATGATAGACTTCATTTTTTCTCCTTCTTCTTGGCAAGTTCATTGAGTGCATCTCCATACTGTGCTTTTGTCATGTCGGTGAACTGGTCTATCTTATAATATGCCAAGAATTTCTCACGATCTGCACCGACATCTTCTATCATCTTAACAATAGTCTGTGCCTGTGACTTGGTAATTTTTTCTGTCAGACCTTCAGATTTTTCCTGTGTCGCGTTATTGCCGTAACTGAAATCATCTGCTTCACTATCTGAATAAATCCCGTCAAAAGCCAATTTTGACGCTTTCAGCACCACTCTATCAAAGCACCTCTTGAATGCCATCGCATAAGGGTACGCATTCTTACAATTCTTGGCTGAATACTCCCCGACTTCATATATGCCTTGCTCTGGACAACAATATGTGAATACTAAGGATCCGCCATATCCTTCCTTGTCCTCTCTGACACATTCTGGCCTGAACTTCATGTCCGCCTCTAATGTGTCGTTGATCTTCAAACACGCATTGTGTGATATTATCAATCCACTATACATGACTGTGCCATCTCTTGTTTCATTCTTCAGGATCCAAAAGTCTCCCTCATGAATATCATCATATTTTTCTATGATTGATATTGCTTTTTTCTTTGATTCCTCATACTTCGGCAATACCCACACATTGACCGTCTGCCCTGCCTTATTCTTTTCCTGCTTCTTTTCTCCAAAATTATACACTTCCTGCCTCTCTTTCTATTACCACGTTCCTACTTTAACAACTCATATTTTGTGTAATTGATAATTTTCTCGCCCCTTTTCTTTGTAATGTTTGTTCCTTTGATCTGATACCCTTCCTGACGTAGCACACAAATCCATGCAGATAATCTTGTTATCCCATACTCCATTATGGCCTCCCATGAAGTGATAGGACCTTTATGCTTCAAATGATGCAAAACCTGTTCTTTCTGTGTCATTTTCTTACTCCTTTATAAATTCTGTGACCGGAACATTGAAATACCCTGCAATCTTACGCATAGTCTTAAGTGATGGCTCTTCTCCTTTCTCCCATTTCACAAGTGTTGGTCTCGACACCCCACTCCCACGAATCACATCTGCTTTAATGACCTGTCTCTCATACATCAACTTCCTGAATACTTCGTAACTACTCATCTCTTCTCCTTTCTTCTCCTTTCTTAATATATCTGCCTAACAATACGAGCAAATTGCTCATCACTCAACCCACACTCCAACCTGATTGTAAGTAATTTGTTTTCGATTGTCCCAAAACACTCTTCACACACGTCATCGCCATCATCGACAAAATAATCTCCACACACTACACACTCTGTTGCCTCATGAATGTCATCGCTTCCACAATACGGACACTCATAATACGTATAATATCCTGATGGTAAACTTACACCTGCCGGACTTGGATCGTCATGGATCTCAACAACATCTTCTTCCTTGAACACTTTTCCACATTTTTTACAAATATACATTTTGATCTCCTTTCTTTATCAACCACACTCATTATATATTATCTTTTTCAGAATGTAAATAGTTTTTTATAAATTAAAATAAAAAAAGGACAGATTCAAGTCTGCCCTTTAATTTTCCGCATCACACTCTCATACAATCGTGGATTTGTTACATAGACTGCTTCCATAAGTTCATCCATCACAGACCACATTTCAGCCTGATCTCGCCCGAATATAGCCTGCATGAATTCTGAATCTCCATAATCATCAACAATCTGCGGTGCATCATACGAATATTCTATCTCCCGTGCTTCTGCAACATCGTCCTCAAATAAATGGTCACGTATGGTATAGAATGTCGCTAACTTTTCACAATTCTGATAACTTACTGGAGCATCCTCACACTCACGGATAGCACCATCTATTTCTCTTTTAGTAATCATCACATCTCAATGGCGTTGATAGCTTCCTGAATCGCTGTTTTGGCATTCTGATCTGTTGTTTTTTCCATCATGCGTTCAAGTTTATCAACCATCTTGTCCATCTCATCATCACGACTATATCCACCACGTCTACCATTCCTTGCGTAACTTCCGCCACGATTCATACGACCTTCTCTGGAGTATCTTCCTCGGCTGTCTCTACGCTGTGCATATGATCCACCACGATAACTCATGTCATCATTAGAATAGCCTGAATCTTCCATTGCCATTATGGTGGCAACAGACTTAATGGAATGCGTAAGTTTATCCACCGTATCAAGACTTCCTGCGGTTAATTCGCCCTTGTCAACGATCTTTTCAAGTTCGTCACAAAGCATCTCTTTCAGTTCGTGCATATATTCCATTGGTATCCCTCCTTTTTATGCAACTCTGTTTATAACAAGATTTGCATTCTGTACTTCAATAACTGGTGTTGGTGTTACTGTTGCATCATCCGTTGTTGCATCGACTGCCCTGACAGACAATGAGAAACAACATCCCTTTGGTACAGTTATCAGTGCGGTTGATGTTACGTTTCCATATTCATCTACCGCCGCAGGAGTGAATATTGCTCTGCTCGTAAGTCTCGGCTCTCCGTCAACTGCAATCGCAACTGCTATCGGTGTTATTTCTCCACCTTCAGGGATTGCGATGTTGCCGTTGAATGTGACCTGATACCGAGCAAAACAATTATTGGTGATACCACGAAGAATAAAAATCCCTGTATCATCTTCATGATACACATACCCTTTGCGGCATGGGATAGAAGCACTGAAAATCACAGGGCTGTTTAAAGCCACAGATTGAACTTCATTTTTTAAAAATTCAGCCATCTTTTGTCCTTTCTACCTTGTTTCTTTTCTTAATATCAATGAGCGAAAAGTCACAAGGATTTTGCTAAATATTCTCTCGTGTCAGCCTTTAGATACCGCATCCACAACCGCTGTTGCATCCACAACCATTGTTGTTGCAAGTGAATATCGGCTGTTCACCATACACAGGAACTGTTCCAACAGGACACTGATTCAGTCTGTCATAAATGCCATTGATGATGTTGGCATTCTGTGCGACCTGTGATGCCTGACCTCTTGCGTACAAAATTTCCTGACGGAGCTGTGCGATCTCGTCATTCTTTTCATCGATCTTGTCTGCACACATCTGGTCAAGAATCCTCTGTGTTCCTGCAGTCTGTGATGCAATGATGTCTCTTACACCATCTGACAGAGCCTGTCTGTCGGCACAATTCTCTGTTGCGATCGTGTACTTCAGATCCGCAGATGCAAGCCTGTTCTCACAGCAACAATCTGCAAGCTGTGATGCAAGACCATTGATCTGTTGCATGTTTGCCATTGCTCTTGCATTGGCTCCCTGCTCTACTCCGGCAAATCCGTTGGCAACTGCCATCTGCATATCGGAGCAACAGTTACAGAGCTGTGTTGACGCATTTGCAAATCCGTTAGATATGGAACTCTGAATGCCTGACAGTGCTCCCATTGTTGCCTGCTGATTGAATCCTCTCTCAACATCATTGTCAGTGTTCATAAACCACGGAATGTTTCCGCCACCGTTTCCACCGAAGCCATTGTTGCCCCAGTTTCCACCCATAGCGAGAATCAAGAATAATATAATCCACCAACTATCTGAACCATTATTCCAACCACCGCCATAGTTTCCGCCACCTGTTACTGCCGCAATGTCAGCAGGTGTCATTTCGCTTGTAGTAAGACTCATATTTGTCTCCTTTCGTTGTGTAGTGATAACTTATAAACATCTTGCAAGAATGTTTCACGTGGAACATTTATTTCATCATTGACTGGATCTGTTCTGCCATCTGCTTCGCCTGATCCAACTGTGATTGATTGATCTGCCCATTCTTCAGCATTTCATTTATTGTCTGCTGTGGGTCTCCATTGAATGTTCTTTTGAACTGATTGAACTGGTTTAAGAAGTTCTGCATATTCCCCAAAGGTGTATTGTTCGCCAGTGCATTGAATATCGGGTTATTCATCATCCTTCACCTTCTTCTTCTTTTCCTTCTGTATGTCTGAAATCGCCTTTTTAAGCTCGTCTTTTGTCACATAAAGGGATAAATCCTCTTTAGCCACAAATCCGCTCATATCTAAATTCTGTGGCTCTGGCGGTGCTTCTGTACGCTCTGTGTAATCAAATATACGCAGTGATGGCATTCCTGTTTGATCTGCACTCTTCAAATACAAACAATTTGAATCTGAATCCATCAACAACACTGCCTGCCCTGCTGATACTGGATATGCCTTTGCCCCTTCAAGACCTTGCACCCATACAATCCCACTATTCTGTTGCTGATTGTTCTGCATTGGATTGTTCTGCATCGCATTGTTCTGATACATCGGCTGATATGGCTGATACCCTGCCGGAAAATAATTGTTATACGCCATCACTGTTCACCTCTCTTTTCCAATAATAGATGGGTATTTCATCGCCTGAATCCCACGAATCATAATAATTGCCGTTCTGTGCCGCTACTACGTGTGTTCCGGTGGCAAGAACAAACTTACCTCTTTTGTGCTCTTCGCAGAAGTCTTTTATCGTGTAACAATCTGGACACGAATCTGGAATAATGAATCGCCTGAATCCATTTCGGTACAGGTACTCACCCCACACCCTGTTTGAACTTGGCATGTCATTCATGTTCAGACCTTGAATTGCCAATTCAATGTAAGTGTCATGCCACGACTTGTTCAGTACCTTCGATAATGCTCTGACTGTGCAATCTCCAACCAACGCCTTTGCAGGGTTAGGATTGAAATCAATATACATAATGTCACCACCTTTCTGATCCAATTGTGGCAATAAAAAAACACGCCCACAATTCCATGAGCGTGTCTTTTGCGTATCTCTTTTATTCAACCCGATCTTTTATAATTGCATCTCCTTCCCATAAATGTTCTGCATCTCTTCATAATACTCGTCTACCTCGTCAAGGTACTCGCCTGTCAAATCAAAGTACATATTCTCATACACATCTGCCCTGCCATATGAGATGTTTGCCCATCTCATGTCTCCTGTCGTGATGTATGCCATGCAATCCCTCATACACTCCACTGCTTTTTCCTTTGCTTCCGCTGCACTAATAATTATTCTGTCCATGACCATAACTTACTCCTTTCTTTGCTTAACTTCCCAATCCCATTTTCTATATTATATCACACTTTTAACATTCTGTCAAATTACCTTTTTACCACACACAACAAAACAAGGGCTTTTCAGCCCCTGCCTTGCATGATATAAGAAAGAAGTCAGTTATGCATCATATGTCTATGAAGCATTTATGCATCAACATTATAGCATATTATGTTCTCCTGTCAATTTACATAAACTTGAACACAATGTTTTCACCCTTATACACAATTCTCTTCACTTGACTTACGGACAAGTCAAACTCTTCTGCCAATGGCTCATAACAGATCCCGTCAATCAATCGTCTCTTCAATATTGCACGATCTCTTTCGCTGTGTATATGCTCATCTATCACATATTCAATATGACTGTTAGTGTACTGCATTATTTCCTGACTTTTACTCGACCTGTTCCGTGACACATATTGCATTTTCTGTATCCAGATTTACCGCCGGTTTTCCGTCTGCGTGTCTTTTTCACTGTTTGTTTCGCCATTAGTTATACTCCCATCTCCATCAACATAATTGTTATATCCATCTGTGTTGTCCTGCGTAACTGTTACCTCATCAACGAACTGGCTCTCATACCATATCCAATAAAGATTTGTACCCACAAGGAATATCAACGACACAATAATCAGTATAAACTGCCTCTTGATTATCCGCTCAAACCTTGCCATTTCACTCTCATACACAATGTACGGAATGTCTCTCATACCTTGTACTCCTTCCCTTGAAAAAGCCAATCTTCCACTTTCTTAATCTTTTCGTTGATCTCTCCAGTATGGTTTCCATCGCTCATATGACGTAACATCGTCAGATCCACATCCACCATCATGTTGATGGCTTTTGTGTTTTCTTCGATGATTGTATCAATCTTGTCAAGGTGCCTTTTGTCTCGATCCAAACACTCATCATAATGTTTTAACTTGGTGTTGACCTGATCTATTGGCTTCTGTAATGCTTTTCTTGCTTCCAATAAAATCTTGACTGCACCGCCGACAGTTACAATGCACGTTGCAATATATATGATTGTCGCCACATTCAATTCAATAGTCATGTCGTCTCCTTTGTCTGCATTATATCATATGGCAATGCCCACACAATATCATTTTTATCTCTTAATCGTCTTTGCTTTCGCCTGACACTCTTTGCCCCATTCTCCGTCTTTGTTCTTCAGCTTGTAATCTTTCTCGTACTGCAACACCGCATTTGCCGTAGCCGATCCATAATCACCATCTACCCCGGCACTCCCTATTGAATACCCAATCCATACAAGAAGTTTCTGAAGCAATTTTACCTGTTCGCCTTTGTCTCCTTTCTGAAACCAACCACGCTTCGGAAGTGTCGGAAACTTCCCTTTGTATGTCGTCGGTGTATGTGGTTTCGGCGTATCTCCCTTGAAGTAGGACAAGTCCACTTTACCGCCGACACCCTGCACTCTGCCGGATGATGTGAACTGCCACATATAATATGGCTTCTTGTAATCGCACGTTTCGTTATACTGTGCAACCCACACCTTCCATGTCTCGGGTAATGCCTGTGAGATATAATTATTCAGCGTATTCAGATTGGCGTATACCATTGGATCATAACCTGCCTTTTTGATCTTGTTACAAAAGGCATTGATTATCTTCAGCACACCATTCTTTCCTATCCTCTTTGCCACCGATGCAGACAGCCTACCGCCAAACTCATAATCAAATACCACTGGCATGGTTATTTTGGACTTGTATGGTCGAATTGTCTTGATAACAAAGTCTGCTTCTTTCTCCGCTTCTGCAACACTTGTTGCCTGTGAGTAATGATATGTACCGATCTTCATTCCTGCGGCATAAGCGTTCTTGATGTTCTTGTCAAACGACTTATCCTTTGACATTGTAAACGACTTTGTAGAAGTGTATGAGGAACGGATAATAACCATCGGCACATCCTTCTTCATATTCTTGAATGTCGACTCAGCGACTACACCCTGCCAATTACTTATATCTAATACTTTCTTCATTGTTGGCTTCTCCTTTTCTTTGAATCTCCACACACCAAAGTTCTTGTCCTTCTTATACTTGGATGGTGTGTAATATGTGCTACTTACCTTTACAGTGCACCCATACCGTTTTGTAACATAACCTGCTTCACACACATAACCACCGCCTACATAGATGCAGATGTGATTACTTGTTATGATTACATCTCCAACCTTCAAATCAGACTTTGACTTTGGCAAAATCTTCTGCCACTTGTCTGTGTGCTTCTTCACATAAGGCATCTGTTCTGACAATCCTCTTGGGAACTTCTTGTCAACACCACTTGCCCTTACACAAGTACCGACAAACACATCACATGATGCTCCTGCCTTGGTCTGTTTACCCCAACCTTTTCTGTCACCATAAGCGACTTGTAAAGCCTTCTTGTACTCTGGCTTCGGCTTTCCTGTGGGATATGTATACACTGCCCTTTTAGTTCCGTAGGCGTATGCACATTCTTTTGCCTTTAATGCGATCTTTTCTCCGCTTGTTGCCATGACATTCTCCTTCACTTAACAACCTTGTTCAAATACCTCTGCAACGCTTTTATTGTCGCCTTGTCTTTCTTGCCATTTGTCACAAGCCCTGCACCATTTTTATTGAGGAACCGTTGTAGTGCTTTTGTTGTTTTTGCTCCCCACTCTCCATCAACATCTTCGCCTTTTAATCCGACTTTCTTTTGCAATGCCTGTACCGTCTGGCTTCCAATTATACCGTCTTGGTCTACTTTCAGCCATTTCTGCAATCTGCTGTTGGTGAAATAACCTAACTCACCATCAACCTCAAGTGGCTCAAGTGGCTCTGGCTTTGCTCCTGAATACTTCGGTCTTGCACAGGAACAAATTGACGTGTAATGACGTTTTTTCATGGCGACCATACCACCATTTGACTGACTGCCTTTTCTCCCGTCTGCGGTTGTATTTCCCTCTATACAATACACATATTCTCCGGCAACATGATCCACTAATCCTGTATGTCTTCTATATGCATCCATCGCACCAAAATCAAAATCAACACAATCCCCTTCACGATATTTCTTCAATGCGGCTTTTCGTGTCTCCTCTGATTTATTCTTTCTCATGATCCACTTACCGCCCTTTTTAGTCACAATCTCATCTTGACCATAAGCGGCATTTGAATTGTGTGGAAACGGATTGTCTCCACCGGCTTTCTTTCCGCACCACCACTCAAATATAAAACACCACGGCTCTCCATTTTCCCCGAATGCCTTTCCGTATTTTGTTCTATTTGATCCTGCAGGCGATTCACAATACCCGATCTGCTTCCTTGCAATATTCATTACCTGTCTTGCTGTTGGCATTATTCTTCATCTCCCTCAAAATAATTGTCATCGAGTTCTGGCTTATCCATCGCATCTTTACCCAATGATTTCATTATTGGCGACAATACCGCCATGACCAACGCCACCACAAACGGTCTCATTTCATCTGGCATTGATACGAATCCAATCAGAATATCAATATAGGCAATAATAACACCGATAACGCCCTGTATGATTGTCCTCAGTAATCTCCATTCTGCTCCATTGTTTACGAATAATCTGTTCATGTTTTTCTCCTTTCTAAAACAAATCTATTCCACCTGTGTTCATTTTTGTTTTCCTTTCTACGATGTTTTCCCTGTGCAAATGATAAAGTTCAATCCTATGTATGGCGGCATGTTTGCTCCTGTTGCGTTTCCGCTCGTACCTGCGTATTCAGTGTATCTGGTATTCGCACTTCGATTTGGCGATGTCATGTATTTTGCAGTTGACCCTGAACCACCCGACCATACATCTCCTAAACTATGACGATGATACGGTACAATCAGATTTTCATTACCGTCTTTTTCACCCAAAGTGTGATTGGTATGCCCTGTTGCTGTCCCATTACCGATTCCAAGCGGGAATCTTCCTCTTAGGTCAGGTAAATTGAATGTTGTGCTACCATCACCACTTCCATAGGTTGTTCCGATTACATTAAACAGGGTGCTGTAATCTTCTCTGCTCACCGCTTGTCCATTACATATCAGCCAACCACTTGGAGCGGTCGCACCTGCAAACATCTGAATCATACCTGTCATTCCTTGAGCGTAAACATTTCCATCCCAATCTACTGCAAATGAGTTGGAACGGTTGCGGAGATCTGTCCCGTTGCCGATTTCAAAAGCGTTGTCGCTTTGATTGTCGTTGTATTTACCTATTACAGTTTGGTAATTATATCCAGCCTCAGTCCAAAAGTTTTGTGCATGAGAGTAAAGCCCCTCTGCCACGGTCGACCCACCCTCTGCGTGTGAAGCATATCCGATTGCTCTACTTGCGGCTCCCTCTGCATGGGAGTCCTCTCCGATAGCCTCTGTTAGATTTCCCTCTGCGTGAGAACTGTAGCCACTCGCTGTAACTCCCAATCCTTCCGCCATAGACAAATTCCCAATGACGCTATTACTTTGCCTAGTTCCAAAAGTAAAATACGGTGCCTCTGCTGTACCACTTTCTGCCTGCCCCTCACCATAGCCAAGATGTGCAATAACGGTTCCGTCTAACGCTCTGATGATATTTCCGTCTGCGGTATTCTGATTGACTACGGTTGTTCCATCTGGTGCTACTATGTATGAACCATAATTAGTTAATTTCAATTTGTAGCCACTTCCGTCCTTAATCAACCATAACCCCTCATCAGTTAATGCCAAGTGCGACTGAATATAATCAGCCATAGCATCAGACACTGCAAGCGTGTAATACTGTGCTATATCTTCCGCTTTTGCTCCTGCTACTGGTGTTCCTGATACATTGTAATATGTCTTAAGTGGGTCAACTTCTGTATCTGCTGTCCTTGTATATACTCCACCTGATTCCTCATAATATATCAGAACACCCTGACTGTCCTTGTCATCATCTGACGGACTTGCTACCTGTGTTGCTGTGATAGTGTAATATGTAGCGTTCGGATTGAATGTGGTTGCTTTCGTGTATGTTCCATGTGTTGCTATCCATTCCGCAACTTCAAGTACACTTTGCACTTGTGACAGGTTTGTAAAAGCAGTATCTGCGGCAGACTTTGCCTGCTGTGCGGCTGTCCCTGCGGTCTCTCCATCATTCAATATCTGTGTAATGGTCTTGCCTGCGGTCTCTGCATAAGCATTTATTTCATCCGTTGTTTCTTTTGCTTCTCTTGCAGATGCACTTGCTGAACTTGCCGCCTCACTTGCAACCAACGCATCCTTCGTTGCTTTTACAGCCGCATCATTGGCAATCTTGCCATAATTAAGAGCCCGCTTCGCCATTGTGTTATCTGTCGGCGGTGCTGTTTGATTGCCAACTAAAAATGCTTTTCCGTCTGCAACTCTAACTTGAACTTCATCTCCTGCCTTTGCATTGATTGTCAATTTGACTGGCGTTTCGTCTACACCCCCTGCTATATGAACATAAGCAACACCGTCCTTCACTCTCTTGACTGTTGCTGTTGTATCATATGGCTTTGTGCCTTTTCCTTCTGAATCCTTGATTGTCTTTATTAATTCTTTTGTTAAGTCCGCCATATCCTTGACACCTCTTCTGATACTTTACAACCATACCCAAGTTTTAACGTTTGTGATATTATTCTGGCATCATAATCAATCTCTTGTGACGGATAATGAAGCCTGACAACATCCGTAGGCTCAACATCCGGAACAAACCGTCTATCATAACTGACTGTCAACGCAACTTCCTGTTCCTCTTTTAATCGTCTCACTGCATATTCTGCTACCGTTTCCCCATCATTGAGATGGCATGATGTATCTTCCTGCCATACTTCACGACCACGATTGACTGTTGACAACGGGCTATCTTCAGAATCATCTCTTGCTATTGCCATTACATCATCGTCTATCGCCCTGAACACGTTAGGACAATCATACCAATCATTCTTGATCTGCAATCTCGGCTCAACAATATCATAATCTACTGAATCCATCTGAAGTATAGAATTATCATCATTAGCACAAATACGTATTTCACCACGTCCATTGATTTTCAATCTCCAATTTATCGCTTCCAATATCTTCTGTGACATTGACAACCTTGTCTCACCATCTTCTGCAATAATCGACGATTCTAACAATGGCGATCCATCATCTTCAACAATTGGTGCAGGCGACACTCCCAAAAGCTGTTTTACCAACATTGACCCTGCAACCCCACTCGGAGCATACCAACCTCGTTCAAGAAGTACGTCATCCGCAGGCTTTAGCACCGAATAACACTGAATACTGTTTGTCTCAATGTTGCCCCTCAAATCTCTGTCTGGAGAACACGCCAATCCTGTGAACAATGGTATTGTGTCAACGTCTCCTTCTTGATTGACCGACAACCACAACCTTATCCATTGTTCTATTCCCTGTTGGTATCTAACACAGTCAACATCCGCTGATTGGTACATTCCTGACGACTCCTTCTTAATGGATCCGCCAGTAATCTGTACCGTGCCGACATCTGCCCATGTTGCCGCATCAACAACCGTCATATGATAACTTGCACTAAATCCTGTTGTCCAATCCATCACTCGCCACCATTCAGTTCATCCCATGCTTCTGCGGTCATTCCATCAAGTTGTTCTTGGTCTACTCTTGTAATCGACAGCGAGAACGATGCTATTGTTCCATACTTATCATGATTACTTGATTCTGACACCTGAACATCCGCCGCAAAACTCGACCCGTCCTTTGTCCTTACATGACATACTCCTGCATATACCGCAAGCCGTCTCATGGCACGTATAGTCTTTTGGTCTGTCAATGTTATGACTTCACTGTTTATTGTTCCAGTCCTCTTGACCGCAGGATTCCAATCCCCATGCACAGATCCACCTAAATATTGCGTGACCTCAAAATCTTTGTCCCATTTATTTGACACATCTACATTGTACTCCAACAATATCTGTCCATCTGGGAAATCAATGACAGTATATTCAGATTCAATAATATTGTCATAATTAGCATCTAAATCAAGCCATGCAATACCGTTCTCGTCTGTAATATAGTCTCCATTTTCAGTCCTGAACACCAACCTGTGTCCACCAAACTGTCCTATTGCAGGGAACGGATCCACATACTCCGTGCCAAAACTCGCACCCTGCACAATCATCTCTGGTCTGTCTACCGACAACCTGTATATATCGCATACATCAGTTGGTGCTGTTCCTACTGGTGCAATTGGTGTGATTCTTGTTATCAACGTATCTTGCTCTGGTACCGCTGTACCCAAAGGCATTATTGCCTGATGCAACCAATGCACCGTGAACTTCTGTGTGTCTTGTGCTGATTGTCCAAGTGAATCCTTGACTGTTACTGTTATCTTGTATACCGCCCCATCGTCTAAAGATCCAACCAAATCATCAACTGTTATATCAACCGAATCCTCGCCAACCATCGGATTCTTCAACGCTATGGTTTCTCCCTTGTAACCACTAAACATTGTCTCATCTGGTCTCATCATGTCATGTGCTTCTTCACGCTCCACAACAATATGTGCCTCTGTGTTGTCTGTTACTCCGTTGATTGACAAAGTTAATGGCATTTCTCGAAGCATTCCAATCTCTTGTCCTATGTCATTGAATATCATCGACACATAATGATATTGACCTGTTCTAACATAATTGTCCCCAACCAAAGTCTGTATTGACGTTGCATCTAATTGATGCTCAACAGGCACATCCAAATCATACACTACCTGTGCTCCGATTGTTGGCAAAACGTCATCTCTGTACAGATCTCTGTCAGAGATCCATGTCGATGGCAGTTCTTCCCCATTATATGAATCAATATATCCTGATGTTACTGTTAGAATGCCTGTTATGAAATCGAACACACCCGAATACACCGTCATACCAAAATCCATCTGATATGTAGTTACATCTTCACCGTCCTCTGTATCCGAGAAGCCCAAAATTGCGTTCTGCGAGCCGTTTATGTGCCTTATGTTGTCTGGTGAAGGATCGCCCTCTCCTTCCTGTATAGGCTCAATTATGACCTTTGCTTCGTACACCTCTTCTGCCTGTTCAGTGTCGAATATCACACTCTCACCGCTTACTTGCGTCTTTTGTTCTAATGATGTGTTGGCTATACTGACGTTCAATGGCTCCGCAACGTTCAATGCCACTGGTGCTGACCATTCATCTGATACTCTTCCTGCCGCAGATATAACCCTGACACACAACATATAAGTCTCACCAGTTGTCCATCCTTCAATCTGGGCAGGATTGATTGCTATCCTTTGTTCTGTCTCCGTACTTGCTATTGTTCTTCTATACTCATACCATCCATTTTCTTTAGGATTGTCTGTCAACTGAACATTCTCGACTAATGTATAATCATCTCCCGACTTGGTGTAGTAATTCTTGTCAATTACTACTTCTTGCCCTTCAGGATCCACAGTTACAACTGATATATCCGGCGACAGGAAATATGACCCATATCTGATCCCGTTCGGTGTTATCGTTGCCTCACATATTTCTGCAAAGCTCTGTTCTGTTCCATCTGTTGTTGAATACACCCATGATGCAACTACCGTTCCATCCATTGTTACTACTGGACTTGATAATTGCAATGACGGTATACTCGGTGCCGAAGTCAAATCTATTGTTGACTGGTCTGTTATCTCTGAATAAGGACCATATACCTTGTCATCTCCTGTGCCCGATATTAACCTAACTCTGACATACCACTTCACACCAGTTTCTAATCCTGATATGTTCCACTGCGGTGCCTTTATTTGGCTGATCTCATATGTACTTGGCTCATTTGTGCTCTCCCATGCATCATCATGATCCGACCATGACAATTCAGCACCTGTTGCGTTCTCCCATGTCCAATCCCACTTTACTCTGACAGTTCCTGTAATGTCAGTAGGCGACACCGATACACCCTGCGGTGCTGTTGGTATCTCTCCACCTCTGAACACAATGTTTTCCGACTTCATCAAGGCGGATGCCCTTGATATATTGTTTATGTCTCCAACAGCTGCATATACACCGAATGCCTTTGTGCGTTCCCCGCTCCAATCCGGAGCCTGTACCTGCACAACAGTCTGTCCATGAGGAATTGTACCAACTACCAATTCACTCGTCGGATCTGATTCTGGTCTATACACAACAACTAAAAACGAATCAGGAACATCTGAATTGTTCTTTGCTGTTATTTCAGCCCTAAACGTTGCATCAAAAAACTCAATGTTTTCTATTTCTGGGTCTCTAAGAAATCCAACACCGTCCGTGACAAGTGTTGGCACCCCATACGTAACATTTGTCTCATGGTCATACTGCGTGTTGATTCTTACATACAAGCACTGGTCAAGCCCCAATACTCTATCAATCGGGAATGACGCCGCATCATTTGTTCCTGTATTCCTCAAATATTTTGCGTCCGTCCAACTTGCATCATCCGGACACATCATATTATATTCAGGTGTTGCAATCGTATACTGCACCGTCATCTTCTTGATTGGCCTTGATTCGCTTGCAGGTGCCGACCACTTAATGAAACACAAATATCCACTTGCTCCATTATCCTTAAACGATGTTTCGGTTATCTTTGTTTGCTGTGGAACAGAATACACGTGTCGTGCATATGCCCATGCTGAATTTCCTGCAGGACCTCTTGACCTAACCCTAAACCATCTTGTGTACGATGTTTCCGCAAGTAATTCTGTCTGTTCTGTTATCTCTTTTGAAGTTCCTGTTTGCGTGTCTGTACTTGCATCACTCCAATCAAGATCTTTGCCTTTTGTGATGTTGGATTCCTTGAACAACTTACTCTGCCACTCAAAATCCGTAAACCAATAACCATCTGTGTTACTTGCTGCCTTGTTCCAAGTGAATGTAGTGACGTTATCGAATGTATCATCGAGCGTTGCCTTTAATCCCGATGGGACTTTCGGTGGATGTATTGGAAACGTTTTTCGCGTCCAATCTGACCTTTTACTTACTACCCATCTCCAATAGTCTTTCTTATTTTGTCTATAATTCTCCTTGAACTTTTTTCTTTTACCTCGGACTGCAATTGATACAGATTTTAATGTTGGCAAAAACTTGCCACTCTTTTTGTTGGGATAGTACTTTGATGTATCTATTTTCAAAGCCCATGACGTTGCTTTTCCACCTAATTTCTTTTTTCCACCCCATTTACCTGATCCAAACCTTCTTACTACCTGAATACCATCCTTGTAGTCCTTATCTCCCCTTTTCCATGTTAGCGTAAACTTTTTTCCATTTCGAGAGATGTTTCCACCCGTTGGCTTCGTTGTTTTCCTTTTCTTTGTTTTTCCTTGTGTTCTTGCCATTACGCTGTCCTCACTTGAAGTTTCATTTCTCTGACGAGGCTTTCCATGTATGATTCCGGATCTTCTGCTCCACTTATATTGAACGTGTTATTGATTACAACATTCTTTGCTCCGCCTCTTTCCATTGCTGTGGTTATGTCGTTCATAAGAGATTGCTTTCCGTACACCATCTCGTCCCCAACTCCATCACCAAATCCTAATCCACTCACTATTGTTGGGTTAGTGAACAGATACGGAGTGTCGTATGCTTTTTTGTGCCAACTGACACTTATGCTTGGTTTCGTTCCTTTTCCACCAAGACCGAATGGAGCCTTACCTGATACGCTAAAATGCGGTAGTTTGATTCCAGAGAATATCTTACCAACACTCAATGGGAAGAATCCCTTGATTTTGTCCACAGCCTTTTTTACGGTGTCCTTTGCAGAATTGATTTTAGTCTTTACAGTGTCCTTCAATGCATTCATGTAAGACACTGCCTTGTCTTTTGCACCCTTGAATCCACTTGATATTGCATTCTTTACACTGCTTATTGGCTTCGTTATTGCACTCTTCAATGCACTTCCTGCAGATGCAAGTCCTTTTCCAATGCCCTTCATGACAGTCTTGCCAAGAGCACCCCAACCAAATGCCATAAACACATCAAACATAGCCTTTAGAATCTTTGGAAGATTAGCAATCAATACAGGTATTGCCTTTATTATTCCAACTGCTAAAGACTTGAGGATTGATACACCTGTTGCAATAATCTTCGGTGCATTGTCGTTTATGATCCCTGCAAAATTCGATATTATTGTTGGTACAGTCTGAATGAATGTCGGTATATTCTGTATTATTCCATCTGCTATACTCTTGATGAGCTGAAGTCCAAGTGATATAAACTGACCTGCAAACGATCTGAACTTCCCACTGAACTGTGCCAACATTGTCATTGCAGTTGCTATCATTGTTGGCAGATTATTCTGCACTCCCTGTATCAATGACTTCATCAATGACATTCCAACACTCGCCATTTGTGGCAACGCTGTCTTTAATGTGTTGACAAACACCTTAAGCAAATTAATTGCAGACGTAACCAATGTTGGCATCACTGAAGATATTACGTTCGGTATCCCATTGATGATTGTTGGTGCAAGATCTGTCAACGCGGTTCCGAATCCTTCGGCAAATTGCTGAATAGCCGGCATAATGTTCTGCCCTGCTGTTCCTACTGACTGAACAAGATTGTTCACCAATTCGCTAATGTCCGCATCGGGGTCAGCAAGACCTGACATAAGATTCTCCCACGCCGCCTTGACCATTCCGATTGATCCTGATATGGTCGATGATGCTTCCCTTGCTGTTGTTCCTGCTATGCCTTGCTTCTGCTGGATATAATCAATCGCCGTGACAACATCTGAAAATGAATCAATAGACAAATCTGCCGCTTTTCCATTCTCTTCTGCCCATGTGTTGGCATCGTCAATCAACCTCTGCATCTCTGTCTTGGTGCCACCATACCCCAACTTGAGGTTGTCAAGCATGGTATAATTCTGCTTCGCAAACCCTTGAAACGCATACTGGATGTTCTCCATATCTCCGCCGAATGTATTGTAGTTGTCTGATATGGCTCTCATAGCAACATCTGTTTGCTGTGCCGCTTTTTCCGTATCTCCACCAAGTGAATTTATCAAAGCCGCAGAAAATGATGTTGCCTGTTCCATATACTGGTTATATGACATTCCTGCTGTCTGAAAAGCATTCTTTGCATTCTCCAATACAATATTCTGTGCTTCTTCATTCCTCTGCCATTCTTTACTTACCTGTCCAACACTTTTGCCAACACTCTTTGCATATTCCTCAACAGACATGCCCATGTTGCCATACAACTTCTGCACACCACCAACCAACTGCTGTGTGTCTGCATATGCCGATATTGAACTCTTCCCTAAAAGTGCAACGGCGGAAGCAGATGCCGCCATTGCCGCCGCTCCCGCTTTCGCCGCTGTTCCCATTGCACCTTTGAATTTCGAGCCAAAACCTGTTGCTTCGGATTCTGCATCTGCAAGTCCAGATTCATAATCAGACTTGTCCAGTGTCAGTAATGCCCTCAAATTCAATAGATCCATTATTTTGCTCCTATCTCATCCAATTTGTTTCCAATTTCCTCCCTGACTTCTTGCCCAGTTCTTGTCTCTTGGTGTTCATATCCTTTCATGTCTCGATATATTTCAATGTACTTTCGTTGCATTGATTCCCCACCATATAATTGTGCAAGTATGTCATTGATCTGTTGGATACAATTGGTCACGTATGTATCATATACAATACTATCCTTTCTTTTGCGATACTTCGCCTGTAAATATTGATTGAATAATCGAACGTCACGTTTGCCTTGATAGTTTCCATAGCACAGCCAAAAGTCTGTCAAATCATCCTCTGACTGTGCTATTGAAAAAGCCCTTGTACCGCAGGTTCATTCAATATTTCGATCAATACTGATGGCAATGTCAGAAGGTCAAGATCTTCAAGCATCTCTTCCCTGCTTCTTCCGTCAAGTGCTGTCAACATATCAATCACATCATCCTTGTGCTTCTTCAATGCTATCGACGCACAAGTAGCAACATTAGTGTCGAATCCCTTTCGCACTTCTTCATCGTTTGCAATTGCTGTGATCGGCACTAACATTTCCGCCAATACATCCAGTGCTTCTTCGCCTTTAATTTCGGATAGTTTTCTCATGCTACGACCTCATAGTATGTCTTTTCAGAATCAACTTCTGTGTCTGTTGTAAGCGTGTATGTGTACGGCTCTGAATAACCACTACGCTCATACCAACCTTCTTCAGATGGATTCTCTGTTCCTACTGGAGTTACCGCACGATATGTCGGTGCAGGCTCTTCGGGATCATATGAATAAAACCTCATCGGCATTGTGTCCTGATCGTCTATTGATACGTGCCCTGTAAGCGTGCAATCTGTCTGCCCCTTGCCGTTCTTCGTGGTCTGCAGACTGAATCCATCCGTGGACAGTGCATTCATGAGCTGAACTGCAACAAATCCACCATTGGCTTTATCTCCGACCCACCACACGTCAGAGAAATCCTCCTGTGACAGGTCTCTTCTTGGTACAATACTTCCCGACTGTGCATCTATATCCGCCGCACCCAGTGCAAGTCTGATGCCTTCTGCACTTGTGTCAAGTGATGTAAACCCAAGCGTGCAGGTCCATGAATCAAGGTGCTTCAGCTCCTTCATGTTGACTGGTACATTGTCAACATCTTCTCCAAGATCTGAATACTCTGGCTGACATACAACATTGATCCCTCCGGTTGTTGCACATATGATCGTTTCATCCGCAGGCTTCGCCGGTGCATCAGGATTGAATGTTGTAAGAAGAACACCTGCATCTAACTGCATCGCATCGAATGTGTCCTTCGGTATTACTGTGAACATTCCCATAGTTTGTCTCCTCTCAATATGCGGTCAAGAACTCCGCATTTATTATAATATATACCCTTCTTATTGTGTCATCTTCAGGATCATTCATTCTCTGTGCGAATGGCTGTCCAAGCGTCAAATACATATACCCATCATCAACACTTTCTAATGAATATCCATATCCGATTCTCTCTGCAATCTCATCTGCCTTTTGCGATATGTCCGACCAAGAATACCCCTTATACCACAACGACGCTGTGAGGCTCAGATTTTGCCCCACAGAGCCTGTTTGTGCAGTATATGTAATGTACGGCATCTTTGGCGAACTTTCCCCCGATATGACTGTATTTTCGTCATATGCCGGTATGCCAAAACTGTTCCAGAACTTATCAATTGCCTGCCACTTATTCATTGATCGTGTATTCCTCTGCTGTAACCTGTCTCATGTCCAATGTCGCACTGTTCGGCGTGAACTTGTCATCTCCATCCGACGTTACCCTGAATATCTTGCCATCAGATAATCTTTTGAAAACATCATGATATTCAAGTGTCAGTGCCTTTGGTGTTGTAACCGTGTACAGACTTGTTACACCCTGCTTGTCCGCTACCCTCGCTTCCATTGATGTATCAAACACAATTGCCGCCTGAAACGGTGCCCCCTCAATATATGTCGATATATATCCACCATATCCATCGGGCTGTGTCGTCTTATCCATCAACACACAAGTTTCCATTGCTTCTGATAACAGGCTCATATCTTTCTCCAATGATTCAATCTGTCGGCAAATGCCCCCTGCCATGTTCCACTCAAGTCAACATTTCCACTTGAACTTGCTCCACCACTCTTTGAGTATGAATACCCACCGAATGATTCTGAATTATATGGTGACATTGCAGGACTGTCTATTGACTGGTATTTGTCTTTCCATGCTTCAATATCGGAGGCAAGAGCGATGACCTCTTGCGGTACAGCCATCGCCCAAATAGACCCATCAAAGACTTCATCCACAAGTTCAAGATTCTCATCATACTTGTAGACTCCATCATTGAACACACTTCCAACGATCCTGAAGTACTGATTCTCCTGCAAAGAATAATTACCAGTAATCACATTGTCCTTGATCGTGTACTGTCCAAAGCATCTGAACTGGTCAAACCAATTGTTTAATTCTTTGCATAGTTCAGTAAGCATTAGCCTTCTCCACCTTCGCCGCCTTCGGTCGTGGTTGTGATTTCACCTACCACAACACCATCTTCGTACTCTACGAGGAACTGGATGCCACTCATAATGAGGGATTCGATCTGTGCTCTTTCCTCATTCTGATAGCCTGACTTGATGCCGATGTAACCTGTTGCATCTGCTGTAAGTTCAAAGGCTCTTGCAATATCTCCACTCATAGCGAGATAGTACATGATGATGTTATCTTTCGCCGTGGATATTACCTTTCCTTCTTCAACATTGCTGTTCATGACAACAGTGCCGAGTCCAAGGAAATCCTCAATGTACTGCATACCGAATGCTGTCTGCATCGTGATCTGTGCTGTGCCGAGATATTTCGATATGGTCAGTGGATTGATGAAGTGAACTGTTGATACTGCATCATCCTCAAACAGGACCTGAAGCTGTCCCCATGTTCCTGCAAGAACTTTCTGCAGATTGTCACCAGTTACAGGATCATCATCTGTAATTCCACCGAGGAATGTAAAGAAATCTGTCCTGATTCCCTTCTGCACATCGTTCAGAAGTTTTGCATCAGTCATCGTCACTGCTTCCTCATATCCCGACTTCTTGATGGATTCAGCAGACGCCGCCTTTCTCCACTTCTTCAGAACGATCTCGCCTACTGCTTCCTTTGTTCTCTCATACTGTGACAGCGGAATGATCTCACCTTCAGGAACCTTACCATCATTGACAAGTGCCCCTGCGGTCTTGTACACATACATGGTCGTTCCTTCGATCATCGGGATCTGTCTTGTTACTCCAAGTGCTTCCTGAAGTTTTGGCAGGATGTTACCGCTGAACTGCTCAACAAAATCTACTTCTCTTACCTTCTTCATCTGACTTACAGTGATCAGATTGGTTTCTGCCGCATTTGTTACGTTAGTTGCCATTTGTCATCTCTCCTTCTAAAACCCAAACATCTCATGATTCTCTGCAATCGCTTCCTGTCTTTCCTTCGTGTCCTTGATCGCCATGATCTCATCTTTGGTCTTGTAAGACTTTCCGCTTCCTGCAGGCGGTGTTGCTGTGTTCACTCCTTTGGTTTCGGTCTTGACTATGAAATCAGACCATTCTTCTCCAATAGACTTCTTCAGCTCATCCGCTCCCTTTACGTTACCCTCATCGTCAAACTCGATGGCATCAACATCTGATACCTTCAGCACTGATCCGATTCTCTTGTCAGATATACCCACTTCCTTAAGCAGATCCCTGTACGCATCAAACTTCTTGCTGTGCGTTGCCTTATCGTCCTGCTCTTTCTTGTAAGCCTCAAAATCTTCTTTCAGTGCTTCATATTTGACTTTGTAGGTGTCATCGCCACTCTTTTCTGCTGTGGCTTTCAATTCATCCAATTCCTTCTGGACTACTGGTAGTTTCTCTGCATCGGCTTTCAGCTCGTCTCTCTGTTCCTTCAAAGCAT